TTAGTGAATATTTACTTACAAATTTAGGTTGTTTCTTATTACCTACGTTAATTAAGTCGGACTGTATCTTATATCCTTTGCGTTTAAGTTCAAAGATAACTGCCGATAATCTTAGGCTATTAAACTTCGTTAGAGCCTGGATTGGTGTCAATGTTTTGCCCGAAAGCAAGTGGTTCAAGATTTGTTGTTTCTGTGTCATTGTTATTGATTGGGTTAAAAAATACAGGTTTGTCTAATTTGTTTTCATACTTTTTAATAAAGGCTAATAAGTCCTCGTATGCCTCTTCGTTATACCAAGCGTAGTGGTATACTTCTGCCAGAAGCATCTGCCTTTCAAATGGTAATAGTTCCCTCATTAGCTTTCGTTTTGATTATAGGTTTGGTTGTAGTAATTTATAGAGCAAAGTACTTTAGGATTATTAACATCAAAAAAATCAGAACTAAAATCTTCCCCATTATCAAAAGCTGATATTATTTCTTGCTTATGTTTTTCTCTTGCTTTTTTTAAGGCATCTGCAAGTAATAAATATTGCATACTATTTAAATGTGTATCACCTAAAATTTCACTTACTTCATTAATTAAATACTCAATAGAATTTTTCATTAGCTTTTCTTTATTGTTTCTTTAATCTTGTTAAATTCGTCTAAGGTCTTGATAGCTTTGATTTTCTCAATAGCTTTATACTTTTGCTCCTGAGTGAACTTTGTTTTATCAAGTGCTTCAATTAAGAATGCTTTTTGTCCTTCGCTTACTTCGTCTTTATGCTCATTTGTAGCATCTGCATCTTTGGTATCGTCTATTGCAAACAATCCGTTAAGTGCGTATTTCCTGGCATAGCTACTTGCTGCTCCGGTAATCTGCGAAGCGTCCATTCCTTTTTTGTTTTCCTCTTCACGAGCAAGACCAGTGCAGGTAATGTTATCTTCTCCGTTACTTAAACAAGCGGTAGCCTTTACATAAACTCTACCGCCTACTTCTATTACTTCGTCGCTTAACATTAAAGCGTAGCCGTATTTATGGCAGATAGGTTTTGCAGCTTCGATTATATCTTCTGCACTTCGGTACTTGTATTTAGCAAAAGCGTTAAATTGGTTTTTAGGTGCTTTTAGTTCCTGTTGAATTTTAATTAGGCTCATTGTTATTTGTTTTGTATGTCTATGTTATAGTGTTCTAAAATTTCGATAATCGGTTCTTGTCTTTTCTTTAGGCTTACAAAGTATTCATAAGCTTGTGAATATTCCAAGTACATACTTGCGCTATCGTATTTGTTATCTACTAAAGTATAGTAGAAAATTGTGCCGTCTGGCTTAGTTTCTTTTACAAATTCAATCTTCATATACTTCGTTTTTTAAAAGTTCAAGTTCTGCATTATTTTCTACCCAACGAGTAAACGTGTAATCGTCATCTTCGTAATCGTAGTTTTTAGGCAATAAGGCAGGGTCATAAGGGTTTGTAGTACTCCTATCCCCGTCGATTAATATGTTCCCGTATCGCTGATATTGGAACAATTGGTAGTTGGTTAAATGTGTCATTTTGTGTTTTGTTTACACAAATATACAACAATACACAATACAAAGTGCAAAATTAAAAAATATATTTTTGTAACCTTATTGCAAATAATGTGGCTTATATAGGATAAAAGCACATCAAATTGTGCAGTTTATGACACATTTTGTACATTAGAACGTACAAAGTAAGGGTAAAACTTTACAAATTATGTAATAAAGTAAAGGTATAACTTGCCAAAGTCGGTAGTAAAATGCAGCCAAAAGTAGTAGTATTACTACCTTTTGTTGTACTAAAGTGCAACATTATAGCAACTTCTGGAAGTAAAGTTTGTCAGAACCCCCGTAAGAATACTCCGGTAAGTAAAGCTTAAACCCACACGAAATAAGATTATTAGCACTTGGAAAGTTATCAAGTGTTGTGTATGTAATAGCTATGTGGCAAAAAGTAGATGCAGCCTTTAACCTGGTTTTAATCATTCGCCTTTGTATGCCTTGTCCTCTATGTGATTTCTTAACCCACGCACGATTAAATATGCAAATGCCTTTAGAGTAAATAGAACCGCAGTAAGCTACTATCTCGCCTTGATCTAACATAACCCACCATTCACGATTAAACTGGAACTCATCAGCACAACCCTTAAAGTTTGGGTTCGTGTAATCTAACTCCCTTAATTGCTCGTAGGTATCTCGGTCTAATATATTGCCGAAGCTAAATATCTTTTTGAGGCGCATTGTTTATTTGTTCAAGTTTGGTTAAATAAAGTATTGCATCTTGCAGCTCTTCCTTTAGATGCGTTATCCATTGACCGGTGCTTAAATCACTTCTATCCATTGTAGTTCCGTACTTTGATTTCCCTACAAGTTCACGTCTACGCATATCTTCTATTACTGCTGCTAATATTTTACTATCCATTTATTTGTCGGTTTTGCTATGTATCTTAAAACAAGTTTTGCACTTGTATTGTATTTTCTTTACTCCCGTTGCGGTTGTTCTACGAAGTGAAATAATCAAGTCATCACTTCCACATTCAGGGCAAGTGCCTCGGTCTTGTCCGAAGATAACTCCGTAATGTGTTTTAGGTTCGATGTGGTTCTTAAGTGCGTTAAATACCTGTTCTAATAAGACAACATCTTTTTGGCAGTACTTAATCATTTTAGCCATAGCGACTTTATCCTTATGCAGAACGATGTCCTTCCATAAACTATATTCGGTCTTTATCTTAGTGCCAATGCCTAAGTAGTCAGCTATGTAATTAAGCTTGTTGCTATTAAATCTAAACTTTTGACGTGCTACTTTTAACGTGTCGATTGTAACGTACTTAGGAAACATCTCTATGCCGTGAAACAAGCAGCGTGTTCTTATCCAAGCAAGGTCGAACTTGTCTCCATTATGCCCTATAAGTTCCGAAGCAGTATTGGCTACTTCTACGAAACTTTGTAGCATTCTTTTGTCGTTCTGTTTGCTATCCCATTCCAAATGGTAAACTTCTTTTTCGTCTTCCCACTTGTAGCAGATGCAAATTATAGCACGTTCTTTAATAATGCTATCGGCAGTTACATTAAGCTTGTAACCTGCGCTCCAGAAAAAGCCAACGTTAGGCGAGGTTTCGATGTCAAAGAATAAGCGTTTGCGTTTTGATTTTAGCATTATTTATTTTTTGCTGAATTTATCTATTGTTGTGTAACCCATAGCAAAGAGCGTAAGATACAACACGGCATCTACCAACTTATCGCTTGGGTTAATTTTTAAGATTATGTTTAAGAACAAAGAAATAAAAAGACAAACGCTGCCAAGCATTGCCACTACTCTTTTGTGGCTAATACTGTTGCTTTCGTCTGATAATAAATTAACTAATATAGTTCTAAAGTTGCTCATATAGTTTAGCTTCAGCCTCTCTGCGCCTCACTAACCCTTTTAACACAACATTGTTTGCTCTTGTCCACTTCATAAATTCTGCCCTAATGCTTGGGTCTTTAGGGTTTGCGTTTACCTTTCTTAGTAAAGTGCTTCTCCTAAAATTCCCCATACCTACATTAAAAGCAAACGAAACAATCGCAGAAAAATTGTTTGACGTTACATTTGATTTTACAAGCACATCTACTCCTTTTGCAAAGTCATCGACTATTCCGTTAAAGTAATCTTCTGCTTGTTGCTGCGTAATAACATCGCCCTCTTTTACTTTCGTTCCGTCAGGGTAAAAAGTCAAACCCCAAGAAATAGTCCATAAACCCGCAGGGCATTTGTATGCCTTTAACTTGCAGCCTTCAAACTGCTTTATTAAATCTCTACCTGCTTTGTTTACTTCCATAATCTATTCCAATATGCTAAAATTAACACAATCGCTATTATTAGACCGATTAGAGCCTTCCAAAAGTTATTTGCAGCACTTACCTTGTTTTTATCTACAATAGAAATTTGAGCCGTTTCTGTGCGATTAAACGCTATTGTGTCTTTTTTAACTAAGCTATTGTCGGTCTCCTTCTCTTTTGTCTGGAATACCCACTTAGTTACAATTTTGGGAACTACTATAATGCTATCCTTAGTTACCCGGATTGTGTCATAGATCGTAACCTCTTTTGTAAATACCTGCTCTTTTTCTATAATCTTGGTAACGCTATCATAAAAAGTAAGATGCACGGAGTCAATCTTAGTTGTCCCCGTGCTATCAAATCTCTTTTCAAACTTCTTAACCGAAGCGCAAGATGTAAGTAATAAGGCTAAAAGTAGTATTCTCATTTGAGTTTCTTAGTCATTTTCCAATAGTATCGAATAGCCATACCGCCTGAAACAATAGCAACCAAACTCGCCAACAATGTGAATAGTGGTTGAATACTCGTAATGCTTAATGTAGCACTTACTAAGGAAACGATTGTTGATTGGTCTGCTTGGTTGTTATTTGCCATTATAGTTCTTCTTCTTCTTGTTTGTTAAATTCTATGCCAGTAGTCCAATCTTCTAAGAATGTGAAATCTTCTAAGCCCTGGGGATTGACTACGTTA